GAAGGCCAGTTGCTGCGGGTGACGGTGAGTATCGGCGTGGCCACGCTTGCTGCGGGCGAGGACCTGCCCGCGCTGATGCAACGCGCCGACAGGGCGCTCTATCGCGCCAAGGAAGCCGGACGAGACGAGGTGATCGCGAGCGCCGCGTAGCTCCCCCATTTCGCCGCCGCAAAGGCACCTGGGCCGTTGCCCGGCCAAACAAACCCGCCTTGCCCCCTGCGCCGGACCGGCCTACCATCGGGGACGGACATCAAGGTTCGCACACCCCTCCAAGGGAGCCGGGCAATGATCTTCATCGGCACGACCAAGACCGGGGACCGCGTGGAGTATCGCGACAGAAAACGCGGGCTCTGGGTGTTGTCGGTGCTCTCCCCGGCGCTGCCGGGACTGGCAGCGCTTGCGATGATCGCGACCGGCAACGCCTGGTGGGCGCTGGTTCCGGTGGCCCTGTATTATGGCGTCTTCATCATCGGAGATCATCTGGTCGGCGTCGACCCCAACAATCCGCCCGAAGAGGTGGTCGAGGCGATGGCTTCCGACCCGTATTACCGGGTGTTGCTGTTTCTCTCGGTGCCGGTGTTCTGGCTCTCCTTTCTGGCCTCGGCGGTTGCCGCGGGACAGCCGGACACCCCCTGGTGGGCCTGGATCGGGCTGGTCGTGGCTGCGGGGGTCAGTTCGGGCACGGGCATCACGGTCGGACACGAGCTCGGCCACAAGCCGAACCGGCTCGACCAATGGGGTGCGAAGCTGGCGAACGCGGTGTCCGGCTACGGCCATTTCTGCATTGAGCACAATCGCGGTCACCATGTTCATGTCGCCACACCGGAGGACCCTGCCTCGGCGCGGCTGGGCGAAAGCCTGTGGCGCTTCGCAGGCCGCGAGATCCCCGGCACGGCGCTGCGCGGCTGGCAGATGGAACGGGCCCGGCTGGCGCGCAAGGGGCTTTCCTTCTGGCACTGGCGCAACGACATCCTGCAGGGCTACGCGATCACGCTTGCGGCAGACGCCATTCTGTTCACCCTGTTCGGCTGGCCGATGCTGGCCTTCGTGCTGGTTCACAACCTGATCGGCTGGTTTCACCTGACCACCGCAAACTACATCGAGCATTACGGGCTCAAGCGGGACCGGAAACCCGACGGGCGTTACGGTCCCTGCGAGCCGCGGCACTCGTGGAACACAAATCACATCATTTCCAACCTGATGCTGTTTCACCTGCAGCGGCATTCGGACCACCATGCCAATCCGCTCCGGCCCTACCAGGCGCTACGCTCTTTTGACGACCTGCCGACCTTGCCGTCGGGCTATCCCGGATGCTTCGTGCTCGCCGCCTTTCCATCATTGTGGTTCCGGGTGATGGCACCTTTCCGACTACCCAGACAAACCAAGACAAACCCAGATAAGGCTGATACTCTAATTATTTCAAGGTCTTGACTCCCCAACCAAACCCATATTCGCTTGCCTTCACCCACGCTTTTTGTGTACTGGTCGCGTACTGGTACCGCAATTCGTGTACTCGGAAAGGGCAACCCATGGCACAGCTACACAAACTCAATCAGAAACAGATCAACGACGCCCAGCGCGAGAAGCTGGAAACCAATAAACGCCTCATCGACGGGGGCGGCTTGAGCCTGCACCTGCGCAAGGGCGGCTCCATGTACTGGTCCGTCCAAGTCACCATCAAAGCCGCCTTCGGCCAAGGCAAGCGCGTCGAGGTTGGTCTGGGACAGTACCCGGATATCGACCTCAAGCAGGCCCGCGCACTGGCCAGTGCGGCAAGGGCTACGGCAAGCGAGGGCATGGACCCGAGGGCCGAACGCAAGGCCAAGGTGCGCGAGAACCAGCGCCAGAAGATGACGTTCGGGCAGGTCTGCGATCTGACATACGAAGCGCGGAAAGCGGAACTGAAGGGCGAAGGCAAGAACGGCAAGTGGATGTCGCCGCTCCAGAACTACGCCCTGCCCACATTGGCCGACACCCCGATTGAGGAAATCACACAGCACGACATCGTCCAGATGCTCAAGCCGTTCTGGCATACCCGCGCACCTGTCACGGCCAAATGCATCAACCGTATCGGCATCGTTTTCAAGCACGCCGCAGCCATGGACCTTGACGTGAGTCTTGAGACAGTGCCGAAGGCTCAAATCCTGCTAGGCAAACAGAAGCACACGGAGAACAGCATCCCGTCCATGCCGTGGCAGGAGGTGCCCGCATTCTACGCCAGCCTGAATGAAGACGTTACGGAAGAGCTTGCCCTGAAGCTCTTGGTCCTGACCGGCTCACGTTCCGCGCCCGTGCGGCTCGCCCGTGCCGATCAGTTTGCCGACGGTGTTTGGACAATACCGGGTGAGCACATGAAGGGCGGTCGGGAGTTCCAGATTCCCTTGAGCGGCGAGGCGCAGCGGATCGTTGAGCACGCCATCGCAAACAGCACGGGGCGTTATCTGTTCATGGCTCCCATGGGTCGCAACGCGATGAACGACGCCAAGATGGCGCAGCTTATGGAAGGCCGGGGGTTGGATGCCCGCCCGCATGGCTTCCGCTCCACCCTGCGCGATTGGCTGACCGAGGAAACCAACTGCCCTTGGGATACGCGGGAGAAGCTGCTTGACCATAGCGTCGGCACCAAGGTCACGCGAGCCTATGACAGGTCAAAAGACCTCCGACGCGGTGCTGTCTATCTGGAGAAGTGGGCACGCTTTGTGACCGGGCAAGGGGCCGATGTGTTGCAGTTTCGGAGCGCCTAAACGGGCGCTCTCCACGAACAACGATAAACAAGCCGCTAACAAGCGCTAAAGTGTAGCTAAACAAATTTTACCCCCCTACCCAACCTAACCACCTTGTGTAAGTTAACGCCATAACCGCAACAACAACGCTATGGAGTTAACTTATGGAATACCTTGTCATCAAAGATTTGGCGCGTATGCTTCAGCGGTCGCCGAACAACATCTACGATCTAATCAAAGAAGGACTTCTACCGAAGCCCGTTCTTCTTGGCCGCAAGAACGTTTGGCGGAAGGATATGGTTGACAAAGCCATCCAAGACCTTGCCGACAAGCAGGGCGCTGGCTGGAAACCTGTCGAGGAGGCGGCGCAATGAACGACACACCAAAACTCGTTCCCGAAGAACTGGAAGACTACTCCCCAGAGATTGACCTTATGGAAGGTCTTACCGAGGAGGAGCTGGCCGAGGAGAAGCGTCTTTCCCGTGGCGGCACGCTCACCCGGAAAGCGCCCGGCCCGGCACCGTGGAAGGCAGGCCAATGACCGACATTGCTTTCGCCCTCGCCGTCCTCTCCATCATTTTCTACCTGCTTTAGGAGCCGCCCCATGCTCAAAGAGATTCTGCAATTCCTGGCCTTGTGCCTGTTCTTCCTGATCGTGCTGCCGATCCCGGCTTCGTGGTCACTCGGCGTCTGCCTCGTTGTCTTCGTCCTCTATGTCACCATGGGCAACAAGAAAGAGGCGGACCGATGACCGACAAGCTTCTCTCCGCACTGGAAAGCAAGTGGGCCGACGCCATGCCCAGTCCCGACATGATCGCAAACGCGATTCAGCAAGGAGTGCGACAGGCGCTGTTCGACTACCTTACGGCAAACGAAGCGCCAACCGAACCAGACTTCAAAGTCACACCGATCCCGTCAGGCACGTTTCACACCCCGGCAGGCTTCCCGCCGACGCCACCGGCTGAGCCTGCAAAGCCCATGCCCATAGCGGCCCCACCAGCGCCGCCAAGCGCCGGGCCGGTGCCAGTGCCCCCGCCGCCTGCTGCCCCACGCCCTGCCCCCGAGCCTGCCCGAAACAGCGGCAATCAAACGCGGCGGCATACCGTGACAGCGAGCGCCCGGCACGGCGAGGGCACCAAACAGGACTATCTGGCGTTCACTTTGCAGGATGAAGCCGGGAACAAGGTGCTGCTGAAGTTCCACCAGAACAGCGCCAATCAGGCCGACGACTGGGGACGCACATTGGCCCGGTTCGTCCTCGCCCTCGGTGTAACCGCGTTCACCGACACCGAACAACTGCACGGAAAGTCAGTAATGCTGACGGTGCCGGTTAAGTCTTATCAGGTTATCGCCGGTCTTGATGGCGTCAATACTGCATTGCCCGGTGATTGATACTGCTATCGGTAAAATGAATATTTGCAACGCACCCGCAAATACCGTAAGCAGGGTGTTGCCGTAACTTCCTCGTTACAAGGGGGTGGGGAGTCGCTTTCTCTTCGGAGTTTGCCCACCCCCAGCAACGACCGTTATGGCCCGCTCAGCAGCAACAGCGGTTTCACAAGGAGCAAGAAACCGGACCCCAGCGACGGGGTTCATGTTGTAACTGAGGAAGAAGGTCAATCTCCTATGCATACCGAACTAAACCGGCCCATCGAGGGCAACGGCGAAGCTTTGCCGGAAATAAGGTCCGCCCTCATTCGCGGGCAGTACGACACCCGCCATCGGCCGACGAAAAGCAACGGTGAACAGAATCCACGTTACAACCAGCCTTTTGAAACGATCACCTACGAAGAGATCAAAGCGCGGATACAGGCACCGCCGCCGTTTGTGTCAAAGGACCAAACCGATGCGATTATGCCGCACGACTACACCGGGATCGACCTGCGCCGTGCAAAGCCGGAGCATCCATGGAAGTTCCATTACCTGTCCGTTGACTTGGATACGGGCGACTATCCAAAGGAAAAGGTCGTTCACGCCCTACGGCAGGCTCTCGGCGCTGGCGTAGAGTTCCTTCTTTACAGCACGGCCTCTGCGTGGACGGACGTGGTCGACGAGGAAACCGGCGAGCTGCGGAATAAGGGCGCTCGCTGGGCTGCACTGGCCCGCATGGGCAAGCCGCTCAGCGTTGACGGGCACAAGAAACTAAGCCTCGCACTCCTGGACCTGCTTGAGCAACAGGGTCTCGAAATTGAAGACAAGACCAGCGTTCAGCCGAAGCGCGTTCGATTCCTCGCCGTGCAAGGTCCGGGCGGGTATGACTACCATATTGAGCCCGGCACATTTTTCATTCCGCAGGACGGGCACCCGATCCTCCCGTTGGCTGCGGCGCACCTTACCGATATCGAAACCGAGCGTGCCGCCCGTGCTGCCAAACAGGCGGAACTCGCCGCCAAGTATGCCGGTGAGCGGGAAGGACCGTTTTCCCATCTCGCCGCATACAGGCGAAAGCATCCAACCACACCGGCCCTTCTGGAATGGCTGGGGTTTGAAACTCAGGATGGTGTCGAGTGGCACTATAAGGAACAGTCTACGGACAGCTTCGGAACCATTCTGCATGACGACGGCTCGATTCATACAGTTTCGGGCACTGTGGGAGCCATGGGAGGAAACCCGACACCGACCGGCAAATACTTTCGAGACACATACGACATCATGCAGGCGGTCCATTACAAAGGCGACGCCGCCGCAATGCGGGCATATGCCGAGCAGTGCCTGAAGGAATACCCGGACCCAGAATTCAAACGCATGGTCGAACACGGTCGCTCCTTGTGGGAGAACGTCACGCACATCGGCGGCGAGCCCTACAGTGATGACGCAATCAAAGCCGCCTCGGAAAAGGTACTTGAAGAATCCAGACTCGCCGCCGAAGCCCTTGAAAAACTGAAAGCTGCATCCTCGGCCGAAGAGTTTGCTGGGGACTGGCAAAAAGAGGCTCCCTTTCCGGTTGAGGGTACTGTCTGGGAGTGGCTCGCATGGCACGCGCCGGGGATGGTTGGTCGCATTGTGAGACACGAAGCCAAACGCGCATCAAGACAGACTCTCGTTCCCGCACTGGCGGGGGCGCTAACTGCTGTCGCCTATCTCGGTCAGGGAAAATTCATTCTCCGCAACGGCAAGCATGCAACCCCTCCCGGCTTCGGACTGCAACAGGCCGGTGAGACGGGCAGCTCAAAGGGTGACGCGCCGATCGTTTTCACCAGAACCGTGTCCCATCTGACAAACCCTACAGCCTACCCAGAACCAGTGCGGCGTTTCAAATCCGGTTCGGCCGTTGTGAAGTATTTTGGGAACAATCCGGACGTGTTGATTATTCACAATGAAGGCGCTGGCGACCGTAAGGCCAGCCAAGGCGACCGGCACTACGAGACGATGATCAACGACATGACCGACGCCATGACAGGCTTCGAACAGGGGTTGTTTAAAAGCGTCGGAGCGAGTGACGACACAACGACCAAAGCCTGCTTCGATCCAAGCCTTATGGTCCTTATGTCGGGAACGCCGGAGAAGGTGATTTCTTCCTATTCCGAAGCCGACGCAGAAAGCGGGTTCCTCGGCCGATGGATCAACATGCTTGTTCCAGAACGTAGGATGTTTCTTGACGCGGCTTCCGACCTTGCACCAGACCCGGAGATAGTCCGCTGGGTCCGCAGGATGGAAGACATCCAACCGCCGAAGGAGGGCCTTGAGGGCAGACCAGACGTCTACAAGCACCCGCGCAGTCACAGGCTATTCCACGCCCTACGCTTCACCGGTGAGGCTGAGGCAAGGATGAGGCACCTTATCGAGAAATATGACCTGATAGCCTTGGACAAGTCTCGGGCACCGATTGAGAGACGACTCTACAAAAGGGCGGCGGAAATGGTCGCACGTGTGGCGTTGGATCTAGGTCTTGGATGCATCACGCAACCGGGCTTCAACAATCAAATAGGCATAGACTGCGTTCGGTTCGGCGAGCTGTTTGTCGAGGCCAGTGTTGCGTTCATCAGCCCCGCAATCAGCGAAGGAATAAAGGACCAGTCTAACGTCAGCGTTCTCGTTGAGCAGAAGGTTCGTGCGCAGTTCGCCAAACTACGATCCGACAAGAAGGCTCTGGCAAAGAAAGGTCGGAAGGCGCGAACTGTAGGTTCAGAAGTGCAGGTACAGTGGAGCTTACTGATGGACAGCATAAGAGGAAGCAACAATGCACTAACATTCGGCGTCACGAAACGGGAACTTGAAGCTCTACTGGAGGGTGAAGTCCTTGTAGAGTTCCCAGAAGGCAAAACACGCTGGATTGCTCTAGTATAGCGTTCAGCAAGAAACGAATCTAATAGGGCCTGCGGTGACGCGGGCCTTATTTGCACCCCGGTACCCGTGCGTTACCCCGGTGAGTACCCGTGCACTAACTGCATGTTTTTAATGGGGAAATCACCGATATACGGGTATGGGGTATGGGGGTAGCACCTCGGCACCTATAATTGCTCACTAATATAAAGAATCGCTAATATACGCCGCTATGTGTGCCCCCTATACCCTATACCCGTATATCTATTAAAAACTGTTATTTTATAAGGGTTTAGTGTCCGTGTATGCCGACCGGGTATTATACGGGTACAGGGGTATAGAGTTAACCTGACACGCAAAGGCATCAATCATGGTTATTTGAACGGAAACAGTAAACCATCAAACGGAATATATCACAATGAACCCGATAAACTAGCAGTCACATGTAACAGATCTAAAAACAGCAGGAGTTCAAATGTTCAATACTATCGCAAAGCTTTACCCGGCAGCCAAGGAAACATTCGACATCTATCTGCACGATGCGGAGAGCGCCTTCACCTACATTGGCCGGACATTCATTGTCGTTGACACCTACGCCCTCGCCGCGACCATGCGCCTAAGCCCTGCTGGAGAAATTGACGCCGATCCTGACAGCCCGGACAGGTTCGAGGTCTATAGCGCCAACCGTTTCAACCGACAGCGCCAGCTTCGCGCACTGGGCGAGCCGCTTGCCACCGCCCCCACATTGGCCGCAGCCATACCCGCCGCCCTAATGGCAGGCGTTGCCGCCCCAGCGCCGCCACCAGCACGCGCCAGCGCCCCGGTTGGGGCTACCCTACCCGGCAGGGCCTAGCGCCACTGTATGGGCCGCTGTTTAGGTGCCATTAATTTTCAGCGCACCTAAACCATTGACTAAGTGCACCAAGCAACTTTCCGGCTGTGCGCGCATTGGCCGTGTGCCCGTTGTGTACTGGCAACGCCCCAGCCCTGCTGAAACCGAGCAAAGCCGGGCCTTTTTGGGGCCATCGTGCAGCACCTGAACACTAAATACCTGACTTACAAGTATTATTTTGCAAATGAATAGTATTATCGGGCTTTACTTGCCGGGCTTAGTAGGTTTAATTGGCCTTAGCACGGCGCGGCTATGCCGTTTTCATCCACCTTTTGCCGCTTTAGTCGCGTCGTGCTACTCCGTTGGATTGGTTGGGGGCAGTTTTCCTCTTGTTCGCTGCCCCCTCCGCCAAAGTAAAGAGGCCCGCTATGAAGCAAAAGCACTCCACAATACAGATATTTGTTGACAGCGATACTAAAGAAGCTTTCGACAACCTCGCCAAGAAGCGCGGCACCTCAACTTCGCGCCTCGGAAAGCTGTTCATCACCAAGGCGCTGGACGCCGACCGGGAGCAGGACCGAGCCAAGGCCGAGGAACTGGTTGCTTCCGGTCTGTGCAACTCGGTCGAGGATGGTCTCAAGCTGGTGAAGGCGCTGCGAGGTGACTGGTCATGAACCGCGCCGCCCGCCGCATGGCAGCCGCCGTCAAGCGCGGCAAGAAAACATTCTACGGGTACCCGCCCGGACAGGAGCCTCACGCCAAGCGCGTTCGCATCCAGACCGTGCCCGCCCTGCGCCAACTCTCATCGGCTGCGCATCAAGCCGAATACCAGAAGGAATCCCAGCAATGACCCGCACTCCCTTTATTCGAGGCGGCAAGCTGGTCGCCAGCGGCAATGTCCTCAAGGGCGTTGACGTCAACAAGCTGAACAGCACCGAGAAGGCAAACGCCTATGCGGCGCTCCAGCGGGCCGAGGACGGCGAGAAGATGACGCTGGCCAATGCCGAGGCGCTTCTCAAGGCACGGGCCAAGGGGCGGAAGTGACATGGCTTACGAGATCACCGGATACGCCAGCACCGCGGACATGGACCACGCCCGGCACGTGGTGCAGCCCGGCGCGTTCGCCAGAAGCATCCGCGAAAAGGGCCTGACAGGGCCGAAGGGTATCAAGCTCCTGTTTGCCCATGACAGCCGCATGCCGCTCGGCGTCATCACCAAGCTGGAGCAGCGCAACCGGGGTCTGTGGATCGAAGCCACCATCGAAGACGAAATCAGCTATGGGCGCGACGTCGCACTGGCCAGCAAAGCAGCCGGGGGCCTATCGTTCTCCGTAGGTTTCTACCTGCTCGATGCTGACATCGACGAAGACGCCAATGGCCGGGAATACCTTGTGATCACCGAGGGCGAACTCTTTGAAGTGAGCGTCGTGGTGTTTCCGGCCAATCCGCACGCGACAATGTCCAAGGGCGATGACGACATGGACCCGCTGGACCGGCTGACCGCCACATTGGCCAAGATCAGCCTTGCCCTTGCCAATGACCCCAAGACCAAACCGACCGAGCGGCTGGCCGAAACCATCGCCGAAATGAAGAGGACGTTCCAATGATTAAGCCAATCTCCACCGAAGAGCTGGTGACGGCGCTCAAGGCCCGCAACCCCGACCAGTGGGCGATGCTGAACAGCGCCATGCACCTTGCACCCGACAACCTCAACAAGTTGATGGTCGAGCGGTTTGTGAACGACCCGAAGGGCAACCCGCTCACCCCGGCGCAGCACGAATTCCTCCACGATTGGCTCCGCGGCTTCTTTTCCATCAGCAACAGCACCGGCGAGGTTATCCGCACCACGCTGAAGCCCGGCCCGGCAGTGCCCCTCGGCATCAAGGGCGTGTCCTGGGAAGAGATGCGGGAGCGGCTGGGCAAGAACCGGCTTGCCGGTGACGCCTTCAACGCCATCAAGGCCATCTGTGAGGACAGCGGCATGAAGGCCGACGCCATCGCCAAGATCAAGGCCATCTGCGACGCCACCGCCGACCCGCTGCCTTACACCCCCGGCCAACCGGCAGGCCCGGTGACGCAGCTTGAAGCCACCAACGACGGCGCGAAGCTGCCCAGCCCTGCTGAACTGAAGCAGGCAGCCCGCCTGAAGGCAGAACGCGAGGCGGAAGAACAGCGCCAGCGGGACCGCCCGACCATGGTCGAGAAACTGAAGAGCTTTGGACGATGACCGTGGCAACCCACACCACTCCGCCCCAGTGCCCGCCACCGCCACCGACGCCGCTGGCACAGAAGCCACCTCGGCAGACAGGCGATGACTGATGTGGGAGCGGAAGGAAACATACAAGGGCGACCCGCCGCTGACACTACCCGTCAAGCCCCCAGTGCAAGGAGAGCGAAATGAAAGTCACAGTGACAAGCAAACCACCGAAGAAGCCCGGCAAGATCGACCTGAAGACGGTGTCGCCCCCGCATTGGCAGAAGGGGCAGAACCTTCCGGGGAACCAGCATCCTAATCGTGTACTGGACGACGACGAGACTCAGCAGCAGCCCTGAAATCATTCAGGAAATCCGCACCTTTAGGTGCACTACAAAGGCACCACAAGCACAGGAGTAGAAACGGCAAGAAGGCATACGGCAATGGACATCTGGAAAGACAGAGCACTCAAGGCGGCGATTCACGTGGATACCCGATCACAACTTCCGCAGGACACGGCACCGGCCCGGTTCACTTGGCAGGGCGGGTTCGCCACCATCAAGGGCACGGAGCGCCAGCTTCTCGAAGCCCTTATGCGCCGCCCGATCTACTGCGCCAGCCGCATCAACCTTTCCGCCTATGTGGATCGCCTCCGCAGTGCTGGCGTCCCGATCACGACCTACCAGTATCTGAACAAAGAAACGGGCGGACGCTTCGGCGTCTATGCCCTCGCCCAACCCGTGCGCCAAGCCCTGCTGACCGCTGCATAAGGAACCCAACCAATGGCCAGTTACGTCGAACAAGCCACGCTCCGTCTGATAGACAAATCGTCCAAGCAGATCAGGGCAATCAACAAGGAGCTGAACCAGCTCATGCGCACCGCCAAGAAGGTGGACGGCATGAAGCTGGAGTTGCGCGGCATTCGCCAGACCGAGCGCCAAGTCGGCCAGCTCAAGCGCACACTGGCCAGCATCCCCAAGAGCAAGCAGGTCAGTGTGACGGCCAATGTGACCGGGGCTGCGGCTGCCAAGGCCAAGGTTGACCAGCTTGCCCGGATGCGCACCGCGAATGTGCGGGTGAACCTCACCGGCAGCGGTGCAGCGCAACAGGCCATCGCCCAGCTCGCCCGGAACCGTAACGTGCGCCTGACCGTAACGCCTGCCGGTGGAGCCGGGGGCTTTCAAGGCTATGGCAAGTCCATCGCCGACGGCTTCAAGTATGCCTTCAACCCGGCCCGTGCCGGTGCCACCATGGCACGGGGTTTCCTTGCCAGCTTCGGCGGCATGGGCGCATTCGCCGCCTTGCGGGTTGGACAGGCTGCCGGGGCTGCCCCGCTGAACAAGGAGGACGCCTTGCAGCGCCTTCGCGCCAGCGGTGCCAGCGACACGGCGCAGAAGTTCGTGGTGGACACCGCCACCCGGTTGACGGACCAGTTCCCCGGCGTCACCGAGGCATCGCTTATCAATTCCAGCGCGGAAGTCATTGGCCGCTACAATCTGGACACCGCCGAGGGTGCACAACAGGCATCTATCGCCCTTGAGCGCATGGCCGAGAACGCGCAACGCTTCTCCGGTATCCTTGGCGTCAGTTCAGACGTTGCCACGGATCAGGCGCGGCTGGTGGAAGGCTTCATTTCGCAGGTTGGCGCTACCAACGACCCGGCAAGGGCTGCGGCACTTTCAGAAGCAGCACTGCAAGGCATTGTCGCAGCCGGTGGCGACCTTAACGCTGCCGACCTCAAGCGCATTGGCCAGCAGATCGGCGTCGGCCGGACCGGCCTTGGCGCGGCATCCGCCCTCCAGCTTCTGCTGTTCCGCGACGAACAGGGCATGCGCGGCACCGGCGAGTTCCGGCAGGTGGTGCAGGACGCCACCCGCACGAGCATCAACGACGAGGACCAAGCCACACAACGCCGGGTTGGCTTCCGCGATGCGCAGGGCCGCTCCACCATTGCCGAGGGCCTGAAAAACGACTTCCTTGGCACGGTTGAAAGCGAGTTCATACCACGCCTCAAGAAGGCCGGTGTTGACATCAGCGATGCCACCGCCGTCGCCGCCTTCATTGACAAGGAACTGGGCTTTGAAGCGCAGGGCGCAATCGCCACGCTGACCAGCGCCGTCGTGAACTACGAACAGAACCGGGCAGAGTTTGAGAAGGCCCGCCGCATCAACCCCGGTGAGTTCGACAAGCTTACCACAAGGCAGCAGGCGCAGGCGGTCCAAGCCCAGTTCGCCAACGCTGCTGACGCCGCTCTTGCGGGTGCCCTGCCCGCCGTGCAAGGAGCCTTGGAAGGCATCACCGAGACGTTCAGCGCCATCAACCAAGGAACGGCGGGCATAACAGATTATGCCAAGCTCGCCGCTGGGGCTGGCACCGTTGGCTTCACCAGCGGCCTGATGGCAATGGCCAGTGCCGACCCCGGCGTTCGCGCACTGGGCACGGCTGGTCTTAGCCTCAACACGGCGGGCATCACCCTCAACACTGGCGCAACGGCGCTCGGCAAGGCTGCCATGCTGTTCGGTGGCATCGCCGGGGCAATGGCAGCCGCTATCGCTGCCGGGCAGGCCGGACAGGGCATCATGGATAACCTGTTCGACTGGGTGAATGACAAAGTGACCGGCGACGCCACGCCGTATGAAGAAGCAGCCCGCACCATCCGCGATTACCAGCACTCCCTCGCCGGGATGATGGCTTATTTCAGCGGAGCGGAAGACCCGCCGGAAGTGAGCGCCGCGAAGCAGTACCTCAAGGACTACAACGAGCGCATGCGCAACCAGAAGAAGGCCGAAGATAACACCGGAATGGTTGCGCTGTTGGACGAACTCACGGTTGCCATGCAGGACGCCACCGTCGAACTCGGCCCGAACAGCCAGCGGGTGCAGATGCTTCAACAGCAGATCAACGACCTGCGATATGCGCTGGAGAACAACGGCGCTGACGTTGGTGGCGGTCAACGTGCCCTGCCGGACGGCGATAACGCACCGATCCCGACACCCCGGCCTGAACCCGGCACCCGGCCAATGCCGGGCGGAGTGCTTGACCAGCTTGGACCGGAATCCGTTCAGCCGTTGGAAGACGCCCTCTACATGGGTTCGGCCCAGTTTGGCGCTGAAATGGACGCGGGCGCGGCAAGCTTCAACAGCGTACTCGCCAACGGTGCGAGCCTGATGGGCGCTGCCATGCAGAGCGCAATCAGCACCATGGGACCGCTCAAGGTGACAATCGATAACGGACCCGGCTCTGACCGCCCGGTGGACACTGGCTCACAAGTTCCCGGCTAAGGAGACACGACAATGGAAGACCTACCGCTAGACCCCCTGTACGCGCAGGTGATGGAAGTCGCCGCTCTGTGCCAGCCCTACCAAACAGCCAGCCCGGCGCTTGTGTTTGGGCACCAAGCCGCCCAACCGCTGGGCCGCGTGCCCGCCATGGGCGCTAAACTGCCCGATGGCACGGCTATTGAAGAATGGATCATCTACCCGGCAACCTTCATGGACCACCTGGAAGCCTATGCCGGATGCGACAACCCGAACCACTGGACCCGGCACCGGGCAGCCCTGCAAACCACTGGCCTTGACGCCAAGGGCATCGAGCACGTGCTGACGCCGGACACCATTGCAGGCATGAGCGTCAAGGACGGCAAGAACCTGCTTCTGCTGGTCCAGATGCTCGGCGGCGGCAAGGGCAAGCCCACCACCTCCGGCAAGCTGTTGAGCGGCGGCATCGCCGTCAAGCTGGGCACCCCGGCCCGTGGCGTTGACGCCCTGCACGTTGAGCCGGTCACGCTGCGAGACCTTGAGCACCTGATCTGCGGCGGCTCGCTGCTCAAGCAGGTTTCAGCCCTGCTCGATCTGGCCGGTGAAGGCTGGATGATCGACTATCTGGACAGCAAAGACGGCTGGTTCATTGCGAACGATGTGCTGCCCGACCTGTACAAGGACGGCATGAAGCTCTTGGAGATCGTGCGGTCGTACGAGTTTGCCATGAAGACACTGTTCGACAAGGACACCCGCCTGCCCGCATTGGCCATCCAGCAGAGCGAGTTTCACAAGCTGTTTGAGAAGAAGCACAAGGCCGAGCAGGCGGCGAGCAGAAAGCCCGCCATGGGCCGAAGGCTCAAGTGATGGTGCCGTCCATGTGCCCCAAAACCGCCCGCATTTGCTCAGGTTACGGGCAGTTCCTCCGACATCATACACAACCAGCACACAGGAGCTGACCAATGGCACCGAAATGTCCGCCAATGCCGCCTGAGTCCCGAGGCATGCCCCCGGCGCTGCCCCGCAAGCCCAAACTAAGCGGAAAACCGTTCTTCGCTGACGGTGACGAGCTTATGGAGAAGGCGCTCGAATACCTCCAGTGGTGCGAGGATAACCCGTTCATGGTCGAGAACCAGAGCGTCGATAAGGGCCGGGTCATCCGCTACAATGTCGCGAAGTCCCGTGTGCCCAGCCAGAGCGGGTTCTGCCAGTACATCGGGTGCAGCGTGCACAGCTTCCAGACGTGGATGCGTGGCACCCGCAACGCTGACCTCCAGGAGGCGGCGCAGCAGGCGGCTGATATGTTCCGCAACCATCAAGTTGAGCTTGGCGCGGCTGGTATCATCAGCGTGCCCATCGCTATCCGCATGGCAGGGCTGGTTGAGCGCCAAGAGCTTCAGCACCAACTGGCAGAGGCCAGAACCAGCACCGTTGACCCGGACGACGTGCCGAACCTTGTGCACCCTGACGCGCCGATTGAAGACCAGCTCTCCGACAACCCGCTGCTGTTCAGCAAACGCCAGATCGAGGCCGGTGTCCCCTACCCCGCCAAGGTGATCGAGCACAAGGCAGCGGCTGAGTGATGCGCTCCTACTTCGCACCATGGCGACCTGACATCCGCCTGAGTGCGGAGGCGATCCTTACGCATATTGAGCAATGCCGAGAGCTGGGCTTGCACCCAACCAGCACGCCCGCCCAGTGCCGCGCCGCCCTTGCCCTGCTGCCACCTACCCGGCAGGCCCAAACGCTTGCCAGTGGCGAAGCTGCGGCGAACCAGTGGCATTCAATGTGCGCCTATCGCCCAGCCGGTACGCACGACGGCGAATCCGTGCTGCATGCCATGGAGTCGGGGCTGTTTGAATACCTGTTTCTGCTCGGCGGTCGTGCCGGGGGTAAGAGCCACGAGGTGGCCGAGGCCATTGTGGAACTGTGCGCCAAGACCAAGAAGCGGGTCGTGTGCGGACGTGAATTCCAAGTGTCCATTCGGGACAGTTCGCGCTCGCTGCTCGTTAACAAGATCAAGGCGCACTGGTCGGCCAATGACTGGGAATGCTTGGAGACCGAGCTACGGCACAAGAACGGCACGCTGATCACGTTCATCGGTATGGCGCGGAACCCGGAAAGCGCGAAGTCGCTTGAGGGCTGCGACCTGTTTTGGGGTGAAGAGGCGCAGAGCTTTTCCGCCGCCAGCATGGAGATCCTGATTCCCACCATCCGTGAAAGCGGGTCCATGCTGCTGTTCACGCTCAACCCGCGTTACGAAGACGACCCGGTGTTTCAGCTGGCGATGGTTGACCGGCCAGATTACGCCTTCGTCAAGGTCGTTGAGTTTGAGGATAACCCGTACCTGTTCTGCAGCCGCCTAGTGAACGATCTGCGCCGGGCGTTCAGGTCCAGCAACCGTTACAAACACGTCTGGCGTGGCGACCTCGACCGCAACAGCGAGCTTCTGATCCTGCAACACCACATCGGCCGTCCGCCCATCCTGCCGGGCTACGAGCACACTGGCCATCGTATGTACGGCGTTGACTTCGGCGGCACTGACCCGACCGCGTTTGTTCGCATCTGGCACTTCCCGCCGACCGCACTTGGCAGGCATCAAGACGACAAGGGCGTGCTGTACTTTGACCGCGAGTTTGTGCAGCCCTGCCGGAGCAACCGGGAGATCGTGTCCGGCGTCAAAACCGCATGCCCCGAACTGCTTGAAGGCAAGTGGTTTGTGAACGGCGACAGCGCCGACCCTAAAGCCATCGGTGAACTGAACGACGCTGGCATCCCAACGCGAGGCGCTGTGAAGGGCGACGGCAGCGTTCTAGCAGGGCTGCGGAAGCTGGCGGACTTCGACATCTGGATCAGCGAGGACTGCCCCACCACTGGCCAATGTGCCGCGAACTATCGCTGGAAGGCCGACCGCAACGGCAAGCCGACCAACGTTCCGGAACACCAATATTCCCACCCATTTGACGCCGCCCGCTACGCCATCGAGGACGAGGACTTTAGCGGCGATGGTGGCGTGAGCTACATCGTACTCGGAGAAGCACAATGAACTTCAAGAAGATAATGAATGCCGAGATTGCGTCTGCACCGGGCGGCGTGTGGGCAGTGGCACGCGGGCACAAGGACACCCCGCACCGGGCAGCTTATGCCGTAGCGCAGCCCGGCAAGGAACTGACTGTGCTGGTCCCGCACCTGTACGACGCCGATGCGGGGCAGATGCACTTCACTGAGTTCATGGGCGCGATCAAGATGGCGCACGACGTTCACGGCGTGACCATCACCAGCAACGACGAGGGCACCAAGGACATGCTCCGCCGGGCACGCATCGGCTATACCGTTGCCGGGCGGCTGGTGATGCCGGACGAGGCGGTGTTGCTGGTCCCGCCCGGCGTGTTCCGCCACCAGATCGAACCCCTGTTCCCGCTCATCAGGGCGGCGGTCAGCATAAGCTTTGACGCGGAAGACGGGCTGGACTGGTTGTAAGGCTGCGAAACTATCCCGCAAAGGATCTGAACTAGAAAACACCAGAGGAGTCGGCTAAGAGTCCTCTTCTATGTGAAGCTGGTCTCGACACATTCAATCAAATAAATTCAACGTTGCACCGAATGGCTCTCTAATGTCTGTGTATGATACATACAAAAAAAGAACCCGCAGGCAAAAGGGCGAGAACATAGACGTATATACTTATGATGAATTTCCAGAACCATTCAGAGTTCAGATTGTACAAATAATGATGGAAGCACTGGGAGATGCCGATGTATATGGATTGTCTAGCTCTGGAAGATTTGTACGAGACGCCTATACGCGTATTACGGACACGTTAAGGAGAGAGTTGGGAGTATTCAAACTACCACCATCATCAGAGTATGAGCAAAATCGCCTCAACGAATTAAAGCAATACTTATTGAGTGAGAGAGATTCAGAGAATCTGTTAAGTGCAATAGAGATCCTATGCAGGATAATAGATCATGTCGTTTCTAAATACGATTACAGAAGCAATAGTAACGCAGAAAAAATCTCAAAAGATGCGATTGATGAGATAAACATAAGATTCCGTGAGCACGGACTCGGCTATGAATACGTTGGCGAAATAATACGCATTGACAATCAAATCATTCATGCCGAAGCAGTGAAGCCTGCACTAATGCTTTTGCATCAAAGCGGGTTCTCGGTAGCTCAAACAGAGTTCATGGGAGCGTATGAAGACTACCGTAAAGGCAAATATGAAGACGCGTTGACCGACGCACTTAAGTCTCTGGAAAGTACGTTGAAAGCCATTTGCGATAAACGCGGATGGACCCATAATCCGGATAAAGACACATTCTCCAAACTTCTACAAATCTGCCTTGATAACGGCTTGATACCTTCCTTCTGGCAAAGCCAGTTTACCGCACTTAGAACGACGCTTGAAGCCGGAGTTCCCACTGCGCGAAACAGATTGGGAGGACATGGTGCCGGGACCACTCCCCGTCAGATCCCACCGCATATCGTATCCTACACACTCCATCTTACTGCGTCAGCGATAGTGTTCTTGGTTGAGAGCGATAATTGCCTTCCGTAGGTGTGCGCAACATATGGCGTGCTTTGGCTATAAACGACCAAAGTAAGCCAATGCTGTTCGTGTACGGGTTGTGTATGACCAGCCCTGCTGAAAAGGCTAAACCGCTGTTTGCAAAGGGTTATTTTGGATGATTTGGCGTTGGGTGATGGACCCGAAGGTCAAGGCCTGGGCAGGCGGCGATCTCGGCAAGACCAATCTCGATCCGGCCCGGGCGGCAGACTACGAAGCACGCTGGCCCGCGCCCCGCACCCCGATACAGACTGCCGCGGAGGCTCCATGACGCCCGACCCAGGCCGGATTTCGGCAATCCTCACATTTCTTGACGCGGCCAACCAGCTCAAGGACACGCTGCGCAGCGGCCGTACACCTCAAGGGCGGCAGGAAAGCACCGCCGAACACAGCTGGCGGCTGTGCCTTTTGGCCATCCTGCTTGGTGATACCCTCGAAGGGATCGACCTTCTCAGGCTGATCAAGATCTGCATCGTCCACGATCTCGGTGAGGCGATCTCCGGAGATGTGCCGGCAACCGACCAGCGTGCCGGCGATGACCGTGCTCTGAGGGAACGGGCGGATCTGGTAGAGCTGTGCGCTCCCCTGCCCGACGATCTGGAGGCCGAGATGATCGCGCTGTGGGACGAGTATGCGGCGGCACAGACGCCGGAAGCCATTGTCGCCAAGGGCCTCGACAAGATCGAGACCATGTTGACCCACTCCACCGGCAGCAATCCTGCCGGTTTCGACTACGGATTCAATCTGAGCTATGGTGCCGACGCGACCAGCCGGCACCCGGTGCTCGCCAGCATCAGGGCCCAGGTCGATGCCCGTACGCGCAGCCGCATGTCGACGCCCGACTGAAAACCCGCCCGGCTCGCTTAAGGCTCACAGTCGCAGCCCGAACAGTCTCACGCGACCTTCGCGTAGCCCGATTGCTTCAGCACCTGGGTGCTCCGGCCGGAAACGGTGAACCTCGAGGCCAGCTGGGCGAGCGTCTGGTTGACCCCGAGCAGGTTCTGCGTGGCCGCATTGGTCTGTTCGACCATGGCCGCATTCTGCTGGGTGATCTGGTCCATCGAACTGACCGCAGTGCTGATTTCCGAGATGCCCAGCGACTGTTCCTGTGCCGACTGCGAGATGGCGACGAAATGCTCGCTGATCACCTGCACCTGCCCGCCAATGCTGGTCAGGGCCTCTCCAGTGCGGTTGACAAGCGAGACGCCCTTGAGCACGTCTTCAAACGAAGCCTCGATCAGATCCTTGATCTCCTTCGCCGCAGACGCCGAGCGTTGCGCAAGTTCACGAACTTCCTGGGCAACAACCGCAAATCCCTTTCCGGCTTCACCGGCCCGGGCGGCCTCGACCCCGGCATTGAGCGCCAGGAGGTTGGTCTGGAACGAGATCTCGTCGATCACCGTGATGATCTGGGTGATCTTCTTGGACGATTCCTCGATCTTGCCCATCGCGGCGATCGCCTCGGTGACGGTCTCTCCCGATCTCGCTGCCTGTTCGGAGGTCTCGTCAACAACCGTGCGGGCTTCCCTGGTGCGCTCGGAAGACTGCTTCGAAATCGTCGAGATCTGCTCGATCGCCGCAGCCGTTTCCTCGAGTGCAGCGGCCTGCTG